GAATCTCCTATGAATTGACGCGGGCCCGAGCGTTACGAGCCACCACCGGGGGAGTTGCCCGAACCCGCAACGCTCAAGCCGCGCGCGGATTTAGGGGAATGTCCGGAACCGACGCCACGATATCACGCGGCCGTGTCCCGTTTCAACCCTGGCGCTTGAGACGCGCCAGCGTAAGTCGCTGCGTCTCGGCCTCGCAGTATCCGCAGGGACACGAAAAACTGTGCGCATGAGCGTCGGGCTCATCGCTCGGGGCGGGCGGCGCCGGCTTGCGCGCGAACGGATTTGCCGCCTTGAAAAACTTTTTCAACGTGGATTTATCGACGTATGCGGCCATGTTCAACCTGTGACGACCGGGATCGGCGGTGCGCTTGCCGGCGGAAACGTGACGGCGTTGATTGCGATTTGCGACAATAGCGGGTCGGCCGTGCGTGCTGCGATCCAGGTTGCGAGCCATGTGCACGCGTTGACGTCAACGACATTCAACGCATCGGCCGCCAAGGACAGGGATTGGCGAAACCCTACCCCTGGCGGCTGCGTCCCGTCTGGTTTGCCCGCGTACGTGGCGAATCCGGATGAGGCCGCGCTGTAGAACGATTGCAACGTGACAGCGACGGGCGATGAAACATATTTGAGACTGACGGCCATGGCGGGGAGTCTACTGCGCGCCGCCGACCATGGCAAGCAACGCCCCCATGTTGGACATATTCATTTTGCGCGGCGCCAGGGCAATCAACACGGCGTCAGCCAAATCGGGTGAGCTCACATCGTCAGGGTTTTTGTCTACCTGTAATTTGCCCGTCAGCGTTTCCTTGGCCGTGGCCTGCGATAGCTGCGAGACGAGCAAATCACGCAACGGCAAGTCGCCCGGGATACACAACAGCCGCTCAGCGTCGTACGGTTTGCCACGTTTCGCTTGCCACGAGTTATAACAGGCCAATCGCCCCTCATACCACGCTTGAGCCTTACGATTAGCGAACATGTCCTTGGCCTTACGCTTCGTGCCGGGCACAATGGCCTCGGGGCGCACTACGGCCTCGGAGCCGCGATACGGACGCGTGCCGATCGTGCCGGCTGCGAAATACTCGGTCGGCGTTTTCTTCGTGGCCTGTATCTCACTGCGCGCTTCGTTGATGAGCCGCGCGTCGCTATGCACCGCAGCGCCACCCATGCCGTCCGCGTCGTAGTCGAATTCACGCATGCCTAGCTCTTCCGCGATACGCATAGCCCGTTGCACGCTGTAGCCCGTGTCCGAATTTTTGCCCGACCATTGCGATAGGTGGTTAACGCGCCGGCCTTTCAGCCCCGCGAACGCGCATAGGTCGTTGCCGCGGTCCGCGATATCAAGCGCCCCACGTTGCGCGCCGGTCATTTCGATACCGAGGAATTTGTCGATATCGATACATGCCTCGGCCCATTCGTGCGGGATAATGCCGCCCTCAAGCGACGCGCGCCAGTCGCACATGACTTCCTGCGCGAACGTGACCGGGTCCATTTCCGCTTCCATCTTGGCTAATAGCTCGGGCGTGATGCGCGGATCGTCCCGTGTCGTGAAATCAAACCGGCGGATAGCCGGGTTATGGGCGCGGATGTAGAACGAATTATTCATGCCGTTTACGCTGGATAGGTCGATACGGCAATTCGTATTACGGCTCAAGTTTTTGTCAATAACCTTGGGGTGCTCGAAATGCGCCGACTCGTCGACAACGAACATGGTCTTACGGCCGCCGCGTCCTGCTTGGTCGCCGGCCTCGCCCGTGATACTCGAACCGGTCAGCGGGAAACTGACGCGTTTGTCAGCGCTGCATTGATCGATATTAAACCCGCCATTGAACTCGGCCGGCAAGTGTTCCAGGAACGAACGGATTTTGTAGAACAGCGTATCGGGGTCGCCGCTACGGTCAATCTTGATTTCGACCGCCGAGCCGACGCCAGCCGCAAATCCATTACGAAATATACACAGCGCGCATAGCAACGCCATCGTGACCCATGAGGCGCCCACGTCGCGCGATTTCACGACCACGCCGGGCTTGCGGTCCGTCAAGCACGCCATGAGCCATGTAATCATTTCGCGTTGGCGCGGCCATAACGCGAACGCCATGACGGGGTTACGGCCCTCGTCGACCAACCGCGGATCAATGGTGTAACCCCAGTCGTTGATGAAATTGGCTAGCGTGGTCGCGTCGCGCGCGTAGTACCGTTTGACCCATGCAATACGATCGTGCGATTTGAGCGTGGGCTCGTCGCGCCGTAGCCATGCGAGACAATCCTCACGTGCCTGCATCGCTGCGGCTTGCGCGCCGTACACGTCGCGCAGTTCGAGCCGACGGGCCGCGTAGGCGTGGGCTGCCGCGAATCGGTCACGATCCCACGGGCCGGTCAGTGCGTTGCGTTCAAGTACGGACGTGGCCAATATCAACTCAAAATCCGTGCGAGCCGCGGGCGCGCGATGCATGGCCGCGTATGCCCGGTCAGCGATTTGTTCGCTTGAGGGCACGCTAACAGGCGTAACGTGCTCTTGAACGCTCACGTGCCGAACGCGTCAAACAGTTTCAACGCGTCCTCGGGGCTGGCGTCCCGCGCGGCATGTACCGCCACGTTGGCGTTGAGATTCAGCGAACGCGTCACGTAAGCCGACTGCAGCTTGTTGAGCATTTCGGCTGCGGCTAATTGGTCGTGCGTCTGTATCTCGATTACGCCCTTTTCGTTTTGCTTGGCCCCCTTGAACAGCGCTCGGGCGCCTGGCGACCAATCCTCAGTCGGCGTCAGCACCACACGTGCCGAACCCTCGCCTAAGCAACGCTGACAGCCGTGGCGCGGTTTTGTCGTGTCGGGCAGGGCATCGCGCGGCCTCTCGGGGTCAAACGGCGTAGGGGCGAAATGCGCGGCATACGCCCGTGCAATCTCAGCGTCCGGCCAACATAGGTCGCACGGGTCGCGCACGACACGCGTTAGCTCCTCGGGGTCGGCTGTCACGATGAGCCGTAGCCACGACATGCGCTCGGCGATCGTACTGACGGTTTCTTGATCGGCCAATTTACGGAGCTCGATGATACGCGCCCGCACGTCAGGGTGCCGGTTAAATCCCGCGATTTGAGAGGCACGCGACCCGGCTGTACTAGCCACGCAGCCCGCTTGCCGGAATGCTTCGCCATACGACATGCCGGCCGCCACGCAACGGGCGTAGTTCTCCTGTCGTCGGGTCAACGACGGCGGCATGGGCGGCAGCGCGGGGGCGGCCACGGTGGTAACGGGGGCGTCCATAACGCTAAGGATACCTAAACGGCAATTGAAACTTCAATATAATATCTAGGCGTAAACGACTGCTACCCGTGCACTCATGTTAACTCCTTTCTACCTATGCACGGTTTTAGAAAATATTGTTAAATATATATAGGTATAGTTAACAATAATGATCCCGCGGGACACATATAGGAAAACGAAGTAAACACGAGTATAGGCGTAGCAGTCGCTTGCGCTTGAAAATCAACCGTAGTATAGTGCACGCGTTTCACTTATCTACGTTAAAGGATCACTCATGCAAATTATCACTAAGTCGACCGCTCAAGCGCACGGGCTAGCGCGCTACTATGAGGGCGTCCCGTGCGCGAAAGGGCACGACTCCGGCCGTTACACCAAGAGCGACGTATGCGTAGGCTGCGCCACGGGCCGGTCACTGCGTTATGCGACCCGCAAAAAAATGGAGAAATTATGGGTCGAGGTGGGGGTACCGGCCGACATGCCGCCTGAAATGAAAGACGCGCTAGTAATTTGGCTGAGATTTCAAGCCACTATACCGTTTATCAAGCAGGCCATTTGGGGGACTGACCCGATGCTTACGATGAGTATGGGGCCGCCGGTCCCGGAACCTGCATTCGATAACCAAGTTAAATCGACCCCCTAACGCAGCGCGGCATGGAGGATAATGGCGGGCATGGAACGCCCCACCAAAATTCAGCCCATCCGCTGCGCCCCTGACGCCGAGTACCACGAATACGACGTGTGGGGGGAGCATGATGAGGGATCGCTCGAAGGGAGCGAGGACGCCGACGCGTATTGACACGCGTGGCGGGCGTGGTATTGTCCCGCAGTGCCGCAGCTACGAAAAGTACATGCCCGAGATATCGATAACCGTTTCCGCTCCGCGGTATGCGGTTCGGACGCCCTCACGAGCGAGGACGCCGACGCTATAACCTGCCGCATCTGCCTATGGCACCTCGGGCGGTATATTCCGCTCAGCCGACTGCGAGAACATCAACTCTACCAACAACGGATAGCCCCATGACCACTGTGTTATTTCTAATGGCGATAACGTTAAACATATTCACGGGCGAGGAAATCAACCGCACCGAGATGAGCGGCCCGTATAAAACGCTCGATGAATGCGAACGCGCACAGTTTCAGACGGGATTCCAGAAACCCGACGGCGCCGGCCGGATCGTGGTGCCGATGTGCGTAGCGCTCACGGGCGGGCAGCACACATGAACGACTGTCGACTGTGTTACCCCGCGTGGGCCTGGCGTCTCGTGACCGTTGCGCTGGCCACGTGTTTTGTGCTGCGGTTCTTCGTATGATTACGATCACGATTGAATGCCCGAAGCACCCCGCTTATACCGCGAAGATACGCCCGGGCAATGGTTGTTTGGGCTGCGGCCTCGTGTTCGACGTCAGGAACAACACGCACCGCGTTATCAGCGTTCCGCTTGAGGAACGCACCGCGTGGGACGAACGGGTTGTGAAATGCTGCGAATAATCGCCGTGTGTTTCATGGTGTGCGGCGATCCGTGGGGCGCCTGTATATTCTTCGTGCTGCACTGGATTCTGTGCGAATGACTCACGTCAATCCTGTCGTTGTGCACGTGCCTGACGGGCGTATTGGTTGTCTGGTAGCGCGCGACGTATTGCACGGTTACGTCGAATTTGACCGGCAGCGCCGATTCGAGTGCTACCCGCTGGCAATACTCGTATGGCATCTTACGCCGTTAAAATCGCCCTGAGTTGACGCGCGTGTCAGATTGGTCTTACATAACCTACAGTGTTTACCTTACATAATTATTTGTTTTTAGGTATTGCGTTAAACTGACACGCGTGTCAACCTCACTCCACGGTCAATAACGACCGGGTTTTCTACCAAATAGGAGTAAGGGAAGTGAGTAAAAATCAGTATGTAATGACGGAAGCACAGATTGAGGCATTAGCCGCCGAGCGCACTACGTCGGTAGTATTGGCCGATGGTCTGGCAGGGACGTATCTGAGGGCCCTCGTGGCCGGGACACAATCGAAGCTCGGGCCCAAACGCGGACGGCGGCCCAACGACGAAGCGCAATTGGAAGCGCTTGAACTGATCGCGGGGCCGTTCTACGCGGCAGTGCTACGGGGCGTTATAACCGGCGACATTGAACTAGCGGCCACGCTGGAAGCCGCAGAGACGACCCGACGCACCCGGGAGCGCAACCGTAGGGCCACGTTCGCACGTACAGCGAAGAGCACGTTAGTGGCTTGGATTGAGGCCGGCGGCGACGTGCGAGGGCTGGACGTGGCCACGGTCACGAAAGGGCTACTGAGGGCGGCTGTCACGGCCAAGCGTGAAGGCGGGGGTACGGTGACGACGCGTATCGAGAGGGCACAGACGGCCATACTCGCCGCCGTGGCCCGTGAGGGGCCCGAGATTGCCCGGGAGCACCTGGAACGCGTCATAGCGACGTTACAGGCTGCCCTCGACGAACTGCCCGGAACCCCTGACCACGGCGAATCGACCGTGATCCACACGAAACCCGAGGCAGTGTTTCGGGGCCACGTGCGGAGGGTGCCGGCCGTGGCACGTATCGCAGCGTGACACCGGGTAGGTATGATCCGGTCGACGACCAAGAGCGTCGCTGTTTGTTGCGGGCGGCGAGGGCCCACATGCTGAAGTTACTGGACGATTACAGCCGTCTAGAGGCATTGGCGAAAACGAGCCAAGGGGCGCAGGCCGCAGCGGATAGCGCTGCCATGGAACTGGCCTGCTTGCAACGTGCGGTGACGTGGCTATGGCGCATGACGCCGTGAGAACCCCCGGGGACGTCGGTCAGGACGGCCGATGTTCCCGGGAACTTTCGAAAGTGTGACGCGCGTCTTGACACGGTTGTCAGGTTGTACCAGAATAGCGCCATGAAACGTCTAATTAACTGGATTCTCGACCGCCTACAGCCGTACCGGTACGTCGACCGATTCGCCGCCGCTCGTGATAGGATGCGAAAATCATGAGGCCGCAAACATACGCATTGCTCGGGGTGCTCGTTTCTCTCATAGGAGTATTTCTAACGTGTTGAAAGACCAGAATATAGCCGCCGCCCTCATCATGGGGCTGACCGGCGGTACGCTACGGTTCCCGACCATTACCGACGGCAACCGCATACACACGGAACGCGCGCCGGCCGGCAGTGCACTAGAGGCCGAACGGATCGCTGCGGCTGAGCGTCGACGCCGGCATCGTGCGGCGAAACGGGCCGCACGGTTATGAACGTATGCCCCGATTGCGCCCCGCACGGCCGCTGCGTATGCCCCCCGGCCCGCGTACAGGCATCGCCCACGCCGGCCGAAGCGCTACGGGGCCTCCTCGCCGTATTGCCCGTGCATCTATTGCACGACCTGATCGTAGTCGAGGCCGTAAAGCGGGCCCGGGCGGCGTTGAAATGATGCCCGCCACGGCCGAACAGTTATACACCGTGGCGGCCGAATACGCGGCGTTGATGCGCGAACGCGGTATTACGATCGGCACGCCCGAGGAACAGGCAATACTGCGGATGGCGGCCATACAGGACGTGTGGCGCGTTGCGTTCGGGCGGGTGCTTGGCCCACCTACCAGCGGAGAGGTGAAGCATGGGTGAAAATATGGGCAAGGTGCCCGACGACGATCCGTTGATGATCGCTTGGAAAGCGTGGAAAGGCTCGGAGGATGGCCGAAACGCGGCGAAGTGGGGATCTGCCATATCCGTGTCCATAGTCGATAACCAATCGACCATCAGCCATCCGCATTTGGAGGGCGCTCTTTGGGGCGCATTTATGGCCGGTTTCCGGGCCAGCGGAGAGATTAAGCCGTGAGTTGCACGACAATTGCCGAGAGCACGCATCGCGCCCGCAAGGAGCATAAATGTTCCTGGTGCGGCCAACCTATCCCGGTCGGAGAGGTATACGTGCGCACGCGATTCGTGTTCGAGGGCGATCCAGGGTCCAACAAGTTTCACCTCGAATGCGACAAGGCTGCGGCCGACGATTATGCGGAATGGGGCGAAGGCTTCATGCCATACGAAAACGAGCGCCCGGTAAAGGCGACACAATCTGATGCCGCAGTGAAATGAGCAAAACCAACGTACGCGCCGCCATCTGCGATAGCTGTAAAACGCTCATCGCGGCCCGTTGCGGGACGGTGCGATATTGGAACGGGGCCGCGCGCCGGTACGCACCGACCTATGCAAAACGTTCCGCGTTTGGAGTATTATCGGCTTGTCACTGTCAGAAATGCGAACGTGCCTAAGTATGACGAAGTGCGCCGTTGCGCAATCAAACGATGTGCCCGGGTGCATCATTCGCGGGGTTGGTGCCTCATGCATTATCGACGCTGGAAACGAAACGGCGACCCGAATGCGCTACGTTACGCGCCGCCGGCCCATAGAGTCGGAGCTTGAAATCGAAAAAATTGCCGTTGCGGGAGTACGCCTAGTGATAGTCATCGCCGTTTTGTTTGTCCTCGCCTACGTCGTTTTCGTTGCCGCTGCGTGCCTTATGTGCCGCGGCCTCGACCGAGAACTTAAAACCTGTTTCCCGCTGACGAAACGTCCACCGTACTAGCGCGCGACCCAACGTTTGACTAGCTTGCCGTCCACTCGGGCGGGGCGCGATTCGTACCCTAATTGACGCATTACCCGGGCGGCCCGTTTCTCTGCTTTGGAGTCTTGATGCGCCGTGTTGAGGCCGATAGCCCCTGTCAGAATTTCATTTAGCGCGATCGGTCGATTGCTCGGCGGGGAAGCGCCGTCGAGGCCCGGCGCGGTTAGCCATTTTTCTATCGCCATTTCCCATATATCTGTCTGTTCGTACTTCGTGTGCCTGCCGGCCGCTAGGCGCTCCGCGTCCTGCCATGCCACGCCGTGGGCGACCCCGAGCGTTGCGCGGCGCTGCGTCCACTGTGCTGCGCCCTCGGCCCATAGTTGATTGCGATCGGCGGCGATCCGTTCACGGTCAAGCATCGTAACCTCGACGGGGAGCCAGCGACGATGGCCCGTCTCATCGGGCGGTAGAAATTGCGGTTCGTTCGTGGACGCGAATAGCATGCAGCGGCGTTTGAAGCGCGACGGGTGCGTTTTAAATTTTTCGATCCATTCCTCAATACGGCGCGTTATGACGCGCTTGACAAGCCCGATGTCGGCCTTAGATAGCCCCGCCATTTCGGCGACTTCGATCACGAGTTTACCGCGCAGTAGGCGCTTGAAATTGTCGTCGTCCTCGTGGAGTGACAGTCCGTCTGTGAAGCAATCTTCCGTGGGCACCATGGCCTGGAATCCCGTGGATTTCATTTTGCCCTGCGGGGATTGGAACGCTACGACCATATCAAGCTGACAGCCGGGTTCGAGCACGCGGGCCGCCATGCCTGTCCAAATATACATGCTCACGGCGCGCGTATACTCATCGTCGACGGTACCGCAGTAGGTCGACAGGAATTGAGCGACGCGAGGCACGCCATCCCATTGCAGCCCGTCAAGCCACGTAATGGCGCTATCGAAGCAATGCCGAGATGCGACAAGCTCTAGCGCATCGCGCATAAGTTCCTTGCTGACAGGGGCAAACCGTAGTTCGCGCTCGAAAGTCTCACGTAATTGGATCATGTCGTTATCAGATATGGGCCGCCATTTCTCAGTGCCGGCCGGGGCGACCACGACCCGATCGTAGAATTCATCGAAGCCGATCGTTACGGATGCGGACTGTTTTGCCAGCGTGTAGACGATAGCCTTTAGCGTCGGCTCGAATTCAAGTTTGCCGTTCATCCGGAGTATCCCGGCCTCGGGCAAATCGTCGGGTATGACCATAGGGGGCGGCGCCGGTTTGGCTACTGGCGTCATGGATGCGCCGGCCGGTAGGTCGCCGCCGAATTTGACATTTACAATCGGGTCGTCGCGTAGCCGGTCGTACGCATGAATGATAGTGCGGGGTAGGTAATACCCCATGCGGTCGGTTTTCTTGGCTGAGAATCGATATCCGTGGTCCGATTGGAGCCATTCAAGTGTCGCCTGCCCGTTACCGCCGAACGCTTCTAGGGCGTAACAGACAAACTCTAAATCGTGGTCCGACTCGTCAGCGTAGAACCGTTCACCCTCAAGCATCCGAGCGAATCGCGGCTTGATACGTTTAACGGTTTCGATACCGACCACGGGCCACGCTGCCGCGTCTGTCAGTTCATCGACTGTGACCGGCGGCAACGGGACGAAATACGTTGCTGCGAGGCCCCAAAAGAAATCCGTTAAATCTTGCGTCATAGAGGGCCTAGTAAATTGCCGGTCAGTGCAATGTACCGTTCACGGGAGTATAGCTCCATTTTGAGCTCTTTATTTTTGTTGCGGTGGTCCGGCGGCGCCCCCGAGTACGGCCCGATTATGTGCAATCCCTTGCCGGACATGCTGAATTCCACGTACACGGCAGGGCACGCCCGCCGGGCCTCACGAACCAGACGCACAGCCAATTCCGATACAATGCCCTCGTGAATGCATTTATCAAGGTCGACGCATAGCAGGCCGGAACCCTCGTGAATGACCACGCCGACGCCATAGCCCGGGCCGAGCGCTCGGGCATACTCGCTAGCGAGTTCCCACGACAGCCACGTGGCCGAATCTTGCGCGTTCGAACGCGCGAAATCCGACTCAGGCGCCGAATGCAACGGGTTGATGGGCGACTTATCCGAGCCGCGCCAAACGATGTAAATATGCTTATCGTTCCAAGCGTGGAACGGGCTCACGCGTTGACATCAATACCGAGAGTGTCGAGTTTTTCACGCAGTGCCGGCGACAGGTTCTTGCGCCATAGGATCGGATCGCGCCGGGAGGCGGCCTGCAGGACCACGGGTTTGTTGCCCGTCCGTATGCCCTCGTGAATGATCGCGGTGCGTAGGGCGTCCATAGTGCCCCAATGGTAGTTGACAGTGCCCATGCCGATACCGAGCACGGATGAAATATTTCGTTTGAAAACGTTCTCATATCCGCGGGTTGCGGCGAGAGTCACGGCGGCGTCTAGAATCGTTTGCTTATCCAAGGTGATTTAACTCCAGGTTGACAGGTTTGGCAGGTTACAGGTTGTCGTCAGAAATATCTAGGTAGGCGCCGATAAACTCGGCCGCGACTTGCGGAACGATTGCGTTTCCAAAGCCGCGTATAGCCATTCTACGGGGTATCCCATCCGGCGGCCCCATTCGGACGGACTGACGACGATCCCCCGGCATCCTTTGTGCTTTTGCATGGATTTCGCAGTTTGATTTCCCGTACTGGTTGGCGTCGCCAACAAAGTAAAGCCTGTTTCGGATATGGTCCGCGCCGACACTGACAGCCGGGAGAACTGCCGCCCCGACGGTGTAGCCCAAGTCCTCCAAGTCATCGCAGAACGACATCGAACCAAGATGCGACATTGGCAACTTGCTCGCTAAAGATTGCAGTAGGCGCTTTTGCAGCAATGAGGCGTTGCCAGTACGGCCACCAATCACGCTCAGTGTTCTTTCCCCTCGCGGCCGTGCTGTGAGTGGTGCACGGACAGCTTCCCGTCCACACGGGGCGATCGTCAGGCCATCCTGCGAGGCGCAGTGCATAGGACCATCCGCCGATGCCGGCGAAGAAATGGCATTGTGTGTAGCTGATAAGGTCGTCAGGTTGCACGTCGGCGATTGATCGTTCGTCAACGTCGCCCGCTGCAATGTGGCCGCCTTTGATAAGTTCGCGAAGCCAAGCCGCAGCTTTAGGGTCAATCTCATTATAGTAAGCACTCATAGTTTATCGGGATCACTGACGAAAACCGCGTAGCCGCCCTCGCGGTTGACCAAATCGGCCCAATTATATTGGCCGGCAGCGTGTTCGTCCTTCGTGTCGCGCGGGGGCGGCGTCCAGTCTTCCTCTTTAAATTCCACGCTGACGAATTGCGCGATGACTTTACCGACCATATCGGCTGTGATGACCACGGGGCGCCAGCCGATATAGTCGCCTGATTTCAGTTTCTTGCCGAGGGCCGGCGAATCGTTGGCGAGGCCGAACCGCACGTAATTACCGGATTCGAGTTTGCCGGCCCCGCGCTGATTGCGCCATAGTCGCCAGCGTTTGGCGACAGCGGCGAGGCGCCCGCGACTCGAAACGTTTGACTCACTAGCCGACATACGCGTCACTCCTCGCAGTGTGCTTGAATTTGCGCCGCTGTTTGTTAACAGCCGGCAGCACTGGTTCAAGGTGATAGGGCGCAATACAATAGCTGTTTCGACACGTATGGTCTATCTCGTGACCGTCGGGTATCGGGCCGATGAATGTTTCGTAGCTTACAAGATGCGCCTGACGCACCCGCCGGCCGCCCTCCTCGTCGTAAACGGTCATTTTGCCGTAGGGCGTTGACGCTCGTTTGTCGCGGGCACCGATCCAATCCCAACATTCGGTTACGGGGTCAAGTACGGAGTTTCGGATTAACCGCTCTTCCATGTCGCGGTACGCGACGCCGGTACGGGCTGCCATTACGCCGCCACGATCCGATTTAAATCAAGTTCCGCGGCGATCCGTGCACGCAACTCCTCGGCCTCGGTCGCCCCGAGCACTTGAGCGCTCAGCACGTCCCGGCCAAATTTATAGAAGAACTCACGCTGCACTTCCGCGGGTTCCCGCCCCACGTGAGTACGCCAGCCGGCCCATAATGCCATGGCCTGGCGTAGTTCGTGCTGCGCCTCTTGCCGCTGCGCGTGATTCCTACGTATCGCCCCGGCGACTGCCGGCGCCACGCCGACCGGCGGCCGGGCCGGGCCGTCGATTAGGGCTTGCTCTTTACGCATGCGGCTGAGCACGGCCGGATCGAGTTCGAAGCAATTGCCGTCTACTTCCTCGGGCGTGCCGCGGCGTGCCGGCGCCGGGCGGGGCGTGTCGCATTTGGGGCACTCAGACAGCGTTACCTCGTACGGATACAGGCAGTCGTTATTCGTACAATACCGTAAGGGTATCTCGTCGGATTTTTTCTTGCGGCTGCGTCGGTCGGCCCGTGCTAGCGTGTACGAGCGTTCGACATCCGGTAGGCCGTGGTGCATGTAATTTTCAACATGATCTATGATAATCGCCTTGGGCTTGACACTCGTGGCGATTTCGGCAAGGCGTTGCGCGTCGGTGCGATCATTCCATGTACGGTTTTGTTCGTCAGTCAGCATGAGCCGTAGCGCGCGGCCGAACTGTTGCGAATATAACTGAAACGAAGCCGTCGGGCGTGCCATGCTAACGACTTCGACGGCCGGCACGTCCACGCCCTCACCCAAGACATCGACCGAAACTAACTGTAGGAGTTTGCGCGCCCTGAATTGCCGCATCAATTGGCCGCGAACGTGTAGCGGCGTCTTGGCTGTAATGATTTCAGCACCCACGCCAGCGCTGTTATATTTCGCAGCAATTTCCGTTGCCGATTCAATATCGACAGCGAAGGTAATACCGAGTTTGCCGGCGGCCCATTTGAGATAATGCTTAACCACGTCGCCTACGATCGTTTTTGATTGATGCACGCGTTTACGTACTCGGTCCTGCTTATATTCGCCGGAATCGCCTATGTCTTCGTCCTCCATATGCACGTCGGATGGAGGGGCAATTAGCCGGTAGTCGCATAGAAATCCACGATCAATAACTTGACGCGCAGATGGCCCTACGATCAATTCATCCACGAGACCGTCGCCAAGCGGAGGGCGGCCGAGGCCGCGACCGTCGGCGCGTAGGGCATGGGCTGTGACGAGGAGGCCGCGCGCCGCCGGGAACATTGAATGGGCACGCATCCAAACGTTATCATTGGCGACGTGGTGCCCTTCATCCTGCACGACTAGCCCGACGTGCCGCAACCAGGGGTCGACCGGATCGTGGTTGATAAGCGTTTGAACACCAGCTACGCGGACGGCGGCGCGCGGGCTGAAAAAACTGCGGCCGTGTGTCTCCTGTTCCAGCGTTATAATCTGTTTTTGGATGGCCTGCGGGGCGATTATGCCGTGCGGCACTTGCTCACGGTTCAGGGCTAACGCAGCCTGCCCGACGAGTTCTTGCCGATGGCTAATCAGAACCGTGGGTAGCCCGAGTTCCGCGACGATATTGCAGAACAGTACGGTTTTACCGCCCCCCGTGGGAGCAACGACCATGACGTTACGGGCCCCGCGGCCCCATGCGTCATACGTGCGTTGCTTTAATTCGGCTTGAAAATCACGAAGCACGAATCATGCCTATCACAGTTCCTACGATAAAACAAACCGAACCAATAATATAGAAAATGCCCGGCAAATATCTCATGTAGCCTCGCGGTTGACAGGGGCGTCAGGTTGGCATAGAGTGCCGGCCACGTCAACACCAAACGAACGGAGCGCCCCACGTGCAAATATTGCTTGATACGGATACAGCGTCATATGAAGAACTCGACGCCGCCATCGAGTTCCTAGCCAAATTCCGCGGCACCGCTCAGCGGGATTGCACGCCGCCGCGTGTAACCGGCGAGACAACAGACGACCAACTAGAACGGGGCATGGACGCAGCCGCACCGCCCCCGCCGCCCGCTGAATTCACGTTACCGCCCGGCCTGCACGATATCGGCGAGAATGACGTAGAGGTCGAAATTGACTCGGTTGTCGCGGTTGTGGAACTGCCCGCCGCGCCCCCTCCCCCGCCGCCACCGATCAGCGCTGTCCCGGTTGCGGCTGCGACTGTCATTCCGGCGGCGACGGCTCCTGTGTCATCTATGGCCATACCTGCCCCGACGCCAGCGCCCCCGGGCCCGGCAGTGCCCGCTGAACTCGACAGCCGCGGCATGCCGTGGGACGCACGTATCCACGCGTCGAATCGATCGAAAACGATCAAACAGGAATGGAAGCGTAAACGCGGCGTTGACGAAAATCTAGTGACAGCCGTCGAGGCGCAAAACAAACCAAAAAACGAACAGCCGATATATCAGGGAACGACGGTCAACCTGATTCCGCCTCCCGGCACGTTCGCGGCTGCGGTATCGACCCCGGCCACGCCGGCCCCTGCAATGTCGGCAGCGCAAGCCGAGGCGGCGACGTTCGGCCACATGGCGCCTCATGCCGTTTCGTCGCACTCGATTCCGGCCGCACCCGTATCCCCTGCGCCTGCTTTGACGGCACCCCCACCGCCCCCGCCGCCTGTAGTTGGGCCAAGCTCCACGGTTTCGACACCTATCCAAGCCCCTACTACCGCCCCGCCGGATTTCCGGGGGTTGATGCAGAAAATCCAAGCGGCTAGCGCTGCCGGTAAGCTATCGGCCGAGCAAGTCAACGCGGCACTGGCGGGCGTCGGCCTGCGACCCGAGGAAATGGCACAATTGATAAACAACGCGCCGTTGATTGCGTCGGTGAACGCGGCCGTGGATGCGTGCCTGTGACCGGAACTCACGTAGTAGGATTTGCGTTTAAACCCGGTAGCCGTGTGAAACTTAAGGCACTTGATTTACCGGCCACGGTATCAGGGTGCATGGTCGAATCCGCCGGCTTACAATATCGTATCGTTTGGTGGTCCGACGGCACCCGTAAATGCGAATGGCTGCATGATTTTGAGGTACTGCCACTATGACCGGAACTCACGCCGAGTACGCCCCGTCAAGTATGTATTTGACGGTCGCGTGCCCCGGGTGGCGCAAGCAATCGTTGCTCATGCCGCCCGAGACCGATACAGAAGCGACGCGCGAGGGCGACGCGGGGCATTGGGTAGCGGCTACGATGGCATTGGCGGGGCCTGCCGGCGTTGTCGACCCTGAGTTATTAGGCAAACCGGCACCGAACGGCGTCGAGATAACCGAGGAAATGCTAGACGGTGCCGCCCTATGGATTGAAGCGCTTGAGGGCTATCCGGCGCGAATCGAGGCGCCCGTACAAATCACACGGATACATCCGACCAAGTGTTGGGGTACGCCCGACGCGCGCCAGTGGGCCGCACCATCGAAAATCCTAAGGGCCGCTGATTACAAATTCGGCCACGGATTCGTAGATGAATTCGAGTGCTGGCAGTTGCTTACCTATATGGTCGGTATGGCCGATGAGCTCGGCGTGTTTGACGACCCGGAAGTACGCTACGAAATGACCGTAGTGCAACCGCGCTATTACAACGGCAAACCGATCCGCACGTGGACAATCATGGGCGAAGGACTGAGACACTACGCTCAGCGGATGCGCTACGCCGTCGAGGAGGCCGAGTCAGCTAAGCCCCGGGTTATCAGCGGCACGCATTGCACGTATTGCCCGGCCCGCGCAACGTGCGGCACGTATCGTAAAACGATCATGAGCACGATTGATTTCGCGGGCCGTGCCGATCCGATGGCATCCACGCCCGAGGATGTGGGCCGGGAACTCAAGCTGGTACAGGAGTTCATAAAACGGCTTGAGGCGCGTGAGACGGGATTGTCCGCATTGGCCGAGGGCATGATACGCCGCGGCGATCGCGTGCCGTACTTTAGCATGGAACAAACCATGGGCCGCTTGGCGTGGACGATGGATTTAGACGTGATTGAAATGACCGCGCGACTGTCGGGCAAATCCATCATGGCACCGTCTCAGCCAATTACGCCCACGCAAGCGATACAGCGAAAAATACTTGCTGACAAGATTGTCAATCAGTATAGTGACCGACCACGCGGAGCGTTCAAACTAGTTCCCGATTCCACGAAGACACCACGGAGTTTCAAGACCACATGACCGACCAACAGCAACAGACGATTACGCCGCAGCGGCAGGCCGCAGCCCAACAAATAGGGGCCGTGTTCAATTCGATGCACGAATACCTGCGCGGGTTCGAGCACAAAGACGAGGAGGGCCGCCCGTTGCTGACCAAGCATCTCGAATTCGCCCATCAACGCATTGATGAGGCCGCGATGTGGGCCATCAAGCACGCCCTGACGTACGGCGTGCCGGCGCAGCCCAAACAGCCCGAGTCGCCGACGCCCGCCGCGAATGACGCGCCGACGGAAACGCCGCTGCCCGCCGCCGGCCCCGAGTCGCCCGACTACGGCAAATTCGAGTAACAGAGCAACCGTCCCTCGCGCCGTTGTTCGCCCCCGCTCAGAGTAGTGGCAATGGCGGGCGGCGCGGGGTGCCGGCAATTAACCACGTAGGAGTTTTCTGACACATGACGACCAAAGCAGTAGAATTCACGACCCCGCCGGGTCAACTCGTATGGGGCTCACTATACGAGCCGCGCGAAACCGATTTCGACGGGAACCCCCTCATTTACAAAAAGGGCATCGACGCCGGCAAGCCGTACGTCATGTACGATTTCGGCGTGGCCATCCCCAAGACGCAGGCCCATTTCGCTAATGAGCCGGGTTGGGGTCAATTGGCATGGGCTACCGCCCACGCAGCATTCCCGGGCGGCGACAAGTCTCCCGCGATGTCGCCCGAGTTCTCGTGGAAAATCACGGACGGCGATTCGACCAAAATCCCGGCTAAGAGCAAATCGAAGGTCGCGCCGTGCGATCGCGAGGGCCATAAGGGTTGCTGGATCTTGAAATTCTCGTCACAGTTCGCGCCGAAGATTTACGACGCGCGCGACGTGAATGCACCCGTACTGCTTGAGGGCAAGGATGCGATCGTTCCGGGCTACGTGGTTCAGGTTGTCGGCAGCATGGCCGGCAATACCGGCAACTCGCCCGGTATTTACCTTAATCACGCCGCTGTCGGCCTGCGCGCCTACCTGCCCGAGATTCGTACGGGTGGCGTCGATGTGACGGGCAAGTTCGGGGGCGCCCTGCCCCCGGGCGCGTCCACGGTACCGGCGGCCGGATTCGCCCCGCCTGCCGTCCCTGCGCCCGCTGCCGCGGCTCCCGCGCCGGCTTGGACGCCTCCCCCGGTTGGCCTGGCGTTGCCGCCAATGCCGGCCGCTGCCGCGCCTCCTACGGCCGTTGTGCCTGCCCCGGGCATTGTTGGTATCCCGACGACCCCAAGCGCCCCGCCTGCGCCCGCTGCGGCTCCCGCCGCCCCACGCCCGCCGGCCGCCCGGCCTCCGCATAAGGGAATCCCGGTCGACAGCTATTTCGCCCAAGGTTGGACGATCGAGCAGTTACGCGCCGACGGGTACACGGGCTGACTGGAACGCCAGTGCTGTTCCGGCCATTGGTCCTCGGGGCCACGTGGTCGGGACGGCGCCGGCCTTGACTGGCCAGATTGCGACGAGGATTGCATACCTTGGTAGCTCGCACCCGAGAAGAATATAACGCTGCACGTCGCGCCAGTTATCGAACTGACGGAGGCGTGCGGCGTGAACAAGGGCGTGCGGATATGAAACGATATCGAGCGGCTAACCCTCAGAAAGTCGCCGTCGTTCAACGTCGGGCTAGACAAAAATCATTCGTCACAATTCGGGGGCGGGCAGGGGAGATAATCAGCGCATGTAAGGACCGTGCCCGGAAAAAAGGAATTGAATTTAGTCTAACCGTCGGATGGGCGATGGCGCGAATTGAAAAAGGTTGTGAATTGACGGGACTGTCATTCGAGTTACAGCCCGCAAACCAAGGCCGGAAATCGCGATCCCCGAGCGTAGACCGACGCGACTGCGCTAAAGGATACACGGAGGATAATTGCCGCGTCATACTTTGGGGGTTGAACGCAGCGCTTCATAACTGGGGTGAAACTGAATATCGAGCCATCGCGGAGGCTTACTTTAAATGCTTCCCGTAATGGACATGGAAACGGTGTCCTTCGCCGGGTTCCTATGGACATGCCCGCCTGACGACGGGTTGGCGCCCAAACCCCTCGGCCGATGGGAATCGCTGCCCGGGTTCTCGACGCAGAAACGCGGCCTCGGGGCCGTGGGCGTGCGCGTATACACAGAGGACCCTTCGTTTTATATCCAGCTTTTAGCCTATGATTTGATGCCGCAGTACGGCGGCGCGATGTCCGTGCAGTGGGAATACGGTCAATCGTTCGACGTGCTCGCCCCGCTGTTTGACCATATTTCCGCCGGTAAATTGATTGAAAGCCATAATGCAGAATTTGAGCGTACTTGCTGGCAATGGGCCGAACGTGTATGGCATTGGCCGCGCCTGCCGATCCGCCAGCAACGATGCAGTGCCGTCAAATGCCGCGCCGCCGGCTACCCCGGCAAACTCGCCGACGTGACCACCGTTCTCGATACGCCAATCAAAAAGGACAAAGACGGCGAGCGGTTGATGAAACTGTTTTCGATCCCGCGTCAGCCCACGAAGAAAGACCCGCGTGTAATCACGCTACCGCATGAGGCGCCCGAAGAATGGGCCCGGTATAAGGAGTACAACCGTACGGATATCCGCAGCGAATACGAGGTTTCGATACGTGTCCCCGATCTACCGCCGGATGAGCAACGTCGATGGTTCCTCGACCAAGAAATCAACGACCGCGGCATGGCCGTCGATTCGACCGGAATCGAGGACTGCATATCGATTGTAGAGCAAGCATACGATCGATACGGCGCCGAGTTCCGCGCGCTGACCGGCGGCATTGAACCGACCGAACTTAAGCAGCTACAGGGCTGGCTTGCGGGTCGTGGCGTTCATATGGCCGACATGACCGAGAAAACAATCGACGCCATGGTTGACCGGCTAAAACCCGACAGTGACGGCGTGATATCGCCTGCGCTGCGGGCCCTGCAGATTCGCCAAATGCTCGGGTCGGCTTCCGTCAAGAAACTGTACGCCCTGCGCGCGCAGACGGCGAGTGACGGCCGAGTTCACGGCATGTACCAAATGCATGCGACTCATCACGGTAGGACGGGCGGATATGGCCCCCAGCCGGCGAATCTATATAAAGGCGACTGGCACACGCCCGAGGAAGTAGACGCCGCGCTACGGGTCATAGCCACGCGTTCGCTGGCGGCCGTCGAGGCGGCCTACCCGAAACTCGGCGCCCTCGACGTGGTAAACAATTGCCTGCGATCGCTGTTCGTGGCCGACCCGGGCAAAACGTTGGTTTCGTCCGACTATTCGGCAATCGAGGACGTTGTGCTTGCTGCCCTCGCGGGAGAGCAATGGGTACTCGACGTGCACCGTACGCACGGCATGATTTACGAAGCTCAGATTTCAATGATGACCGGCATACCGTTTGCCGAATTCGTCAAGCACCGCACTGACACGGGCGGCGTCGCTACATATGCGACTGACGGTACGTTGCTGAAAATCACGGGGGGCAAACATCATCCGCTACGCCAGCAAGGCAAACTCGCTAAGCTATCCGGAGGGTACGCGTCCTGGATCAATGGATGGAAGAAATTCGGCGCCGGTCAATACTACGACACCGACGCTGATATTAAGCGCGCGATCCTCGACTACCGCGACACGGTGCCGGCCACGGTCGAATTGTGGGGCGGCCAAACGCGCGATAAGTTCCGCCCGAGCGAACGACAGGAACTCTATGGCCTTGAGGGCGCGGCGATCCTCGCCGTACAGAATCCCGGGCAGTGCTACCGGGTCGGGTTGATTGCGTTCCAGGTTGGCGCCGATGACACGTTATACATGCAATTGCCGAGCGGTCGATTTATCCGCTACCACAAGCCGCGATTGACGCCGGCCACGAGGCCGTATGCCAGCCCGTGGGAGCTCGCCCTGTCGTATTGGGGCTGGAATTCTAATCCAGAAAAAGGCCCTCCAGATTGGATACAGCAAGATTTATACGGGGGAGTTCTGACCCAAAATGCAGTAGGAGGCACGGCCCGAGATATTCAAATGCACGGTATGGAAAATGTAACTCGATTAGGCTACCCAATCGTAATGCACACGTACGATGAAACCGTTAGCGAGATACATGGGACGGCCGGGCCGGCGTCTATTGTGGAATTCGAAACTGCGCTTAATGATTTACCGAATTACGCTAGGGGCTGGCCGATATTCGCGCGCGGCGGATGGCGCGGCCCCCGATACGGGAAATGGGACTAAATCACGAATTCGTGCGTCACGGGGCGTCGTTCATTTGCTTTTCGAGTTCGGCAATGCGCCCCTGTAGATAAATTATCTGCGCGTCCGCTTCGTGCGAACGCGTCAGAATATATCCGCTGGGGTCGTAAGTTCCTTCCGCATGTCCGCTTCCACTGTCGGCTTGGCCGTTTCCAGTTGGGGCTGTAGCGACGGCGCCGGCCGCGGGCAATGGAACACTACGGGCGGGGCGCTGGCACACGAGGCCAATATCAGCAACGGCAGGAATTGAAACAGCTTGCTTATAAATGAGTGCAATTTGAGTCTCCGTGGTTTGGGCGTGGGCGTCATCTGCGGCGACTGCCGCGTTATCCTTCGCAACGATCTTGGACGCCGCGGCTACATCCTTCGCGTGTTCCACGTTGCGTTCGTGAATCGTGTAGCCGCCGAATGCCAGGGCAAGTACGATAACGATCGCGCCGTACAGGTAGGCGCGCGAAGGGATGAGGGCGAGTAATGCGGTCATTCGTGGTGCTCACAATCTGGCGTCTTGTCGTCGCGCTGACATAGCCAATGGTAGGCGCTTATGATCGCGCCCGAGAACGTCGACCACGTAGCGAAATTGATTTCTGACGCGTGCTTGAAAATGAAAACGGTAGACGCGACCCACGCCGATGATACGAGTACCATTACGGCGCGGTCACGTAAATCCTGAACTGGTTTTACAGGATTTCCCACACGTAATGCGAGAGCACGGCACCCGCGATGCTGACCACTGCGGCGACAATCTTTTTCGGGTTGGCCTTGACGTAGGCAATCGCGGCGTTGTCGGCTTTGACTTCGTCGGCTTTGACGGTCGATACGATCGCGGCAGCCTTGGCGTAGTCCGCTTTGACGGTCGAGGCAACGCTGTCAACCTTGGCGACGGCAGTTTCCACGCCGGCCTTGACGTTCTCAAACGGGTTATTCGTGGTCACGGGGAATTCTCCTGAGTATGAGGCGCGGATTATACCGCAGCCGGGCCGCCAATCATAGCCGCCTCGCCCTCGCGTCGCGTGATGAGGCCCCCGAGGCGCTTCCCGCCGGCAAACTCCCAATCGAGTAGGTGAGTCTTGACCCCCGCCCAATCGCCCGCCTGTACGCATTTGCGGACGGTTGAACCCTGGTAGTTGCCTGACCCCTCGTTGTACACAAAATCCGTCAGGGCATCCAACGCACCGGCCGGCCACTGCGTGTTAGGCGGCGTTATGACACATACTGCGCCGCGCGCCTTGTCGAGTCGGGATATCAGGGCGGCCTTGCAGCGCGCTACGGGCCACGTGGTGCCCTGCGTAACCTCGGGGCCGGTTGTCCCATACCCGATCGTCCAAACCTTGCCGGCGGCGTCCCAATAGGCTGTCACGGTGCCATCGTGGTTGTCCGTCGCGCAACCTTCCCGAGCCATGACGAAATCAATGAGTAGCATGCAGCCAGCCAACGATCCAATGGCCCGCCTCGACTATCGCACCGACCACGCCGCCCAATGCGACTAGGGTTTTCCATGATCCCTTAGTACGCTCCATGTACCCTAGAATTGTCTTTACGTCGTTTGCGATCGAATCGACGCGCGTAGCTACCGCGTTAATTTTCTCGGCATGAGCCGCGCGGCCCTCGCGTAAAGCCGCGACTTGTTCGCGCAATTCCGATAAATCGTCACTCATCGCGGTTTGACCGCATAATAATTGCACAATCCTGCGTTGCCGTTCGAATACTGAAATCCGTTGACGGTTTCACTGCCCGGGATTACGTGGCCCACGTCAGGGCTGGCGTATTTCCATTGCACGATCACGAGGGGTACGAACGCCAGCGGCGTCGAAAATGTGACGGTCACGGTGCCGTTGACGCTGTTGAACGTACCGGCGCGATAGTCGGGCGCGGCATTACCCACGAACGCTGTCGTGGCGAGTTTCAACGAACTATCGCCGGCCGCGGGCGTTGGCGCCGTCGGCGTGCCTGAGAATATCGGCGAGGCAAGGCGAGCGTACCCGGCCAACCCCGCGGTGATCGCAGCCTGTACGAACGCTGTCGTGGCAATCTGCGTCGTGTTGGTTGTCGCAGGTGATGCGGTCGGCGCTATCGGCGTGCCGGTCAGCGCGGGCGAATTGATCGGCGCGAGGCCGGCAGTCGACACGCCCGTATTTTGTATATTCGTGCCATCGCAGTAAATCGAAGTGGGCGCCCCCACATTGGTTGCCGGGATAGCTACGCCAGTTCCTGAAGCTGTCTTACACGTGACCGTAAACGCGCCCGTGCATGCATTTGCAATGATCCATTGCTGGCCCGTATTCACGGGAAATATAACGTTGATGTTTCCCGTAATCGCGCCGGACAAAACGATAAGCGGACGCACTGCCTCAAGCGCCGTAAGTGTGCGATTGGTCGACGACAACGATACCTGTGAATCGCCGATGCCGGCAGACGGAAACCATCCCGCGCCGCCCGCGTCAGGATTCGTCGTGTTGCCGCTGACGGTGTTGATCCAAAGACCGTCGCCGTTGGTATTCACGAGGACACAACCGACCGGATACCCTGATATGTCGCCCGATAACGTAGCGTTGTATGTCGGCAGCGCCCCCGCCGCGAAGTTCGCGCAGTACGCAGACACCATCCACAGTATGCCGTTCAAATCCTGCCCGAAGAACGGCAACCCGCCGGACGCCTCGGGCGTCATGGTGTTGGGCGGAAATCCGTCAGTGAATGAGGCCGCGTTGACGGTAATCGAAATCTGCGACGGTACCGGGATCGGCAAATTGATATACGTCGGGTTTGCCGCGCCCACGCCGAACGGCACGGAAATTAAAAGCGGGGTAACTAGAGTGCTTGCCATGAGAAAACCTGCTAGACGTTGGTATTGATGGTAACAGAAACGCCCGGCGGCGTGGGTATGACGCCCGATTGCTGCAAAATTGCAAGCTGAATTGCGGAGGGCGTGAACGTCAAATTATAGGAAATCGCCATCGGCCCTGTATTGAGAACCCACGCCGTGCCGGGACCGTAGAGGTTTTGCAAAATCGTGTTAATGGCCGGCGCAGTCGTTGCGCAAATATTGGCGAATGCCTTAGCAAGAATCAATTGCCGATACGCGTCATTACCGAGGAGATATGTCGACGTGGCGTTAAACCCCGTATATAGCGCACCGCCTACGGGCGGATCGTTATATGGCGGTTGGTCGCTTCCCATGCTTTGCCAATCGGGCGGCGACCGTGTGCCATTGTCGAACCCTACATAGTCGGTCGTGTTCGGTATTTGCAGTAACCGCGACACGCCGACAATCTTCCCCCATATGTCGAGGCCGAAATCAACAGCCGTGTCGACATTCCATACGAAATTGAAAAAATTGGCGAAGTTCGTAGATTGGTCAACATACTGATTCAGATTTTGTACAAGCTGCAAAATCGTCGGGCTATTCGCGTATTGCGAAATCACGGTCGCTTCGAAATCGAATAACGTGCCAACGGCCGGCGTTCCGAGGGATAGCACAAAACTAACGATTGACCCGACTGCTACGGCGATTCCCGCGCTAGGATTTTGTGCCTGTACTTCGCCCGGGGGAACGAACTGTGACGGGGCCGAGCCGATCGCGCCCGGTACGAGACCGACGGCAATTAGCGCATTGATGGCGTCTGTTCGTGATAGGCCGAATAAGTCGGGCACAGTGAGTGCCGGCAGGCCCGAAGATACGACGAGGTTGACAGCCGATCCCGCAGATACGAACGATCCCGCCGTGGGGCTTTGCGATATGACATTGCCGGCAATTATGACGCCACTGGCTTGATACGATACGATACCGACCACGAGACCCGCAGCCGCGAGAATGCCCGGTGCAACAACCGCAAGCGACGTGTCTATAATATTCGGAACGACGTCGCCCTCATATTCGACCAAATCAACAGCACTACCGCTAGAGACTGGCGTGCCGCCTACGGGCGACTGTGCCGCCACTACGCCCGGCGTTCCGCCCGATATCGACGTGACAGTGCCCACGATGAGACTCGCAGCGGCGATTGCCGCTCGGGCTGCTGTATCAGTATCGCCCACAACGTCGGGAACAGTCGTAGCGATAATTCCCTGTATGCCAAATGCAAGCAACGCGGTATTGGCGACGCCCGACGTACCTGACAGAGCGGATACAATTGAACCGCCCGTTACGATCGTGCCGGGTGCGTAAGTCGCGGGCGTGGCAATAGCGAGATTAAGCCCGGAGCCGAACGGTTGATACGGTAGGTTAGAAAACCCTGTAGGCGCGGTTTGCGTCGCGCCACTTTGCACCGCGCTTAACGCTACCACTAGAGTGTCGGCGTCGGTCGTATTATAGCTCGGGACGGTCAGCGGCGAAGTTCCGGCGGGCACCACACCGACAGGCAACGTTCCGCCCCCCAGGTCAAATAATCCGGCGCCAACGACGCCGTATAATGCGAAACCCACTGCGTCAACGGGAGCATTTGACGTAACTGTAACTATTTCTCCTGACAGAGGGGCGCTAATCGGTGCGGCCCAAAATTCAATTGATAGCCCATTATTTACGTTATTACTTTCTACGCGAAAAATCGGCGCGGAACCCCAAGATAAATTAGGGCTCGTTACCGACGTGATATACATCGGCCCAATGACGGACGTACTGTTATGGGTATGTACTATAACGCATAGAGCCAGATTCGATAGCGCGGTAACAAATGCCGTTAGGCTAGTATTTGACGCCGACATCGAGCCGAGCGTAAATGACGCTACGGGCGGATTCGAAACGCTTTGGCCCTCTATGTACGGAATGCTCATTACGGCGCTACCGCGATATTGATAGCCGATATTGTCGGCTCTTGATCGATGCCCATTTGCAGCGATGCTTGCCCTACGCCCGAGTTAAATCCTATCGTGATCGTTAAAATTGAAACTTCATTGCCGATCGCCTGAACCGGGCCAAAGTACCGAGACGCGAGAACTTGTGACCCAATACGTTCGCGCAGGCTGCCGGGTATCTGCCCTGTGAATTGCGCGATGATCGCTTGTTGTACGAGCGAATGGATATTTGCCGGCAGCAATGCCGAGGCCGCCAGCGTGACCGCGAAAAATATCGGGGTTGGGGCCGGGTTGATGTAATTCACGGTATACGCCGGTACCGGGATTGCATAGCCGCTATTGTCTGTCACAGTCTCGGAAACGAGCGTAGCGCCTGCGCCGCCCGCCGCCGTCTGATACGCGGCGCCAATGTTCGTCGCGCGCCAGATAGCGTTTGCCACGTTCTGCGCCGCGCCGCCCGTTACGGCCACGTAGACCGAGCGAGCGGCCACGGGATAGCTCGTCGAATTCGGGTTGCCGTTGATTGCGCTCGATATGATTGATCCCGTGTTGTTTTGCGTCACGAAAACATCGATAACGTTGTCGACGCTAAAACACGCCGCGTAGATGGCCGGGATTGATCCCTGCGCGTTGATGCCGACAGATTGTTGCCGCCGATACTCGAACGCGGCCGGCGACTCGACGTTGGCGCCTATCACGCCGTCCGCAGAATTGTTGACCGACTCCCACCCGTTGATCGCTTTGTAAATGATTGTGACGGTATTCATCGGGCATGCAATCGGCCCGGCTACGACGTTCGCAAATGCCAGCGTGATCGTGCCGCCGACAGGAATCACGCCTGCCTGCGTACACGAGTAGATATTGCCGCTCGTATCCTGCGCGAGGGCGCCGACGGGAATCGGCGTGCCGAACGCGCCGACACATTGCAGGTTGACGGTCGTCGGAACGGCCGGCTTGCGGTTCATGAAATAGATACGGCCGATTGCGTCCTGCATAAATCCCGTGGCTGTATCCGGGTCGACTTGACTGACAAACGTGGCGAATACCGTATTACCGTTGGCGATAATAGCCGCGGTGCTCGAACATAGCTGCCCCTGCGGGCTCGTTAACTGCGGGTTGAGATTACCTCCGAATGCGGCGTTATAATCTTGCTGGACGCCCGCCAGGATAGCAGCCTCTTGCGGCAGGACTAGCCCCGTGGGCGTAAATACCGGCTGCGGTACGTTGGTCGTGTCCATGTTTATAATCCTACCGTCTGCACTTGATGATTGATGTCAGTAAACAAAACTTGCCCGGTCGCTTCGCGCGTCGTCGCGTCGTACGCCTCGATGTTGCACGTCGCCGCGATCACGCCCGAGACGGTCAGCGCGGCCGCTACGAACTGTTCTTGGAAAACCGACGCGGGCGGCGTCAGGCCGAATATCTGCCCGAAGTAATCCACGCCCAACGACGTGTCGTAATAAACCTCGCCGAGCACCGTACGGCACGCCGACGCCACGTCCTGCGCGAGGGCGTACGGTGGCGCAGCAAGCGCAATATTACCATAGGCATCAAGGGTTAAATCCCATCGGCCGACGTCGAGCAATAACGTTGTGAACGGTGCAGCCATGTCATACGCCCCATTTCGTGTGTAGATATGCCTCGACGTTTGCAATCTCCGTCGGGGATAAGACACGATTGTATATAATCAACTCCGCAAGCATGCCGTTTAAATATTGCCCGTTTATCTGCGGGTCGAACCCGATGCCGCCCGATCCGCTCGTGATACTTTGCGAATTTGTTCCGCTTCCGGCCGCCGCTTGCGAAATACGAAACGCATAATTTCCCGTCGCGCCGTCGTACGTGGCGTTACCTTGAAATGCTGTTCCGGGGGCTACGGTTGTTGTACTATTGCCGATGCCGGCCACGAATGAAGCTGTCAAATTCAACGCGCCGCCGGATGTATAGTCAAACTCTAACGATGCGCTTGAAGCGCCACAACAAAAACTCATCGTAGATGCTGCGCCGGCATTGAATACGACGAATCCCGTAAATTCGGGCATTATCGGCCCGGCCCCGGGCATCAAATAGGCTGCATCCGCGCTGCCGGGAAATGTCATTAAATTTTTACTGTTCAGCGTTGTTGCCGATCGAGTTGCGCCCTTTGCGCCGCCGGTCAAAAACGGGCTGTAGGCGGGCATCCAAGGGCATAAATTTTGCAATGATTCGAGGTGCGCGCCCGTCGTCATTAGCGGGGCGTTGCCGTCAAACCAAAACACTAAATCAGGAATCGTGCCGGGCACTGGCGTACTACCCCCGCCGCCCGGCGCCCACGAAGGATTCGCCCCCGCGCCGCCCGTAGTCAAAACATTACCCGCAGTGCCCGGCGCGAGATTGGCCCACGCGGCGCCGTTGTAATACACAATGTCGCCCTGTACAGGCGAGGCCGGCAGTAACGCCGCGATAGTCGCCGCTGACAGGGCTACGGTCGTGCCTGACGCCGTCAGCGGGCCGCCGGTCAGTCCGGTACCCGTGGCTATGGAAATCGACTGTAAGGCCGTAACAGCGAGCGCGAGGGCGGCGTACGCGGTCGAGGACAAGTCCACGATCAACGTGCCCGCCGTCGTGATCGGACCGCCGCCAACGACCACGCCGACGCCGCCCGTCGATATGCCGACACTCGTCACAGTCCCCGAACCGCCCCCGCCCGTACTGACAGGGACGCCGTTGACGAATAGCCCCGCAGCATTGATTGTGCCCGGCGCTGCGGTGCCGCCCGTGGGGCTGCCGACCGTTATACCGCCGGGGGTACTTACGGCGCCCGTCAACGTGCTCGTGCCGGTCACGGCCAGCGTAGCCTGTAGCGTGGTCGCACCCGTAACCGTGGCCGGCCCCGTGACGGTGTTCGCGGGCGACTGTATGTTGACGGCGGTCGGGGACAGCAACGTGACGCCGCCGGACGCGAACTTAAGGTACTGCGTCGGCGCGGCGTTGAGGATGCCGCCGAAATAGACGCCATCCGACCACGAGAATCGGCGTTGGCTACCCGGGTTCGCTAGCCCCTTGGCTGCGATCACGGCTGAGGAATCGCGCGACGCGAATACCATTACGCCAATGTCGCTAGCAACGGGGTCGAGGATTATTCCCGACGTGCCGCCCTGCGCGCGGAAATACGGCCGTGCCGCGATCACACCGTGCGGTACCGAGATATTGGCCCCCGTGACGAGGTTGACGAGCACTTGAACGTCGACCGTGAGTTTTACCGTGTCGACGGCCTTGACGGCGACAATCGATACGGTTTGCATTTTCTCGGTTGCGCGCGCGATTACGAAATCAAGCGTGTTGTACTCGCTCGCATCGCTAAACGGATTGGCTTGACCTACGTTGCTCATGATACGGGGGGCGGGGGCGCGTTCTCGGGGTAAAGTTTCATATCGGTAAACCACGCCCCGCCCGGTTTCTGCGACTCAAGCGTGTGCGTCAGCGGCCCTATCAGCCAATTGCCATCCGCCAGCGTGTTCAGCGTTTTCGGCAACGATGCGTCAATAACCACGTCACTCCCCTGAATCGTGATCGGCCCATTCATGCGATATGCTGGATTGAAAATCGATCGCACATTGAGGTAGCCATTGCCGAGCACTTCAGGGTATCCGACCAATCCTGACGAGGGCGTCAGCGTGAATGCCGTCAGGTTTTGACGGGACACGCCGGCCGGCGAGATGACCAGCAAATTCGGCGTAGCCGGTTCAATCGCGTAGTAAATGCCGGCGTCCTTACAGACGGTGCGCAATTGATCCGCCAGCGTGCCGGAATAGTACGCGTTCGTCAGAGTGCCGGTCACGCCGTCATTTTCGAACGCGAGGCCCATGCCTGACGCAATGCCGCCTATGATGTCGGCCACGTTGGCCACGCCAGGATACGAAATCGGTTTCGCGGGCGCCAATTGGTCGAGGCCGAGTGACACGGATTGCACGTATAGACACACATCGGGGGCGTTAGAGTAGTCGGGGCCGGCTTGAATGATTTGGCCCGAGAACACGAACGAAAACCCATTGCCACTGTCGGCCTCAATTTGTACGATGTTCCGCGTGTACTGCGGCTTACCGACGAGCACTTGCACTACGGCCAATGCGTTCATATCTTGCTGCGCCATGCCGTAGATTCTAAGCGATGCCTCGGGGAACGCCGGCAGGCCCGCGCCCTTAATCACGGCGGACATGCGCAGTCCTGACACCTGTAGCTGATTTGCGGTAGTACCGGGAAAAACCGCGTTGGAATTGGACAGGGTAAAAGTCACTCTGAGATTCTTAACCGTATATAGCGTATTCATGCGATGTTCCCGGGAACTTTGCTTAAATACGCTAGTGCCTTTGCGACGCCCTCGGCATTGTCCCCTAGCATCCCGATACCCATATTACAAAACGAACAAAGCCATCCGCGGATAGCGCCCGTTTTCTTATCGTGATCCCATGCTAGGCTACGCCCCTTAATCGGTTCAGGCAGCCCGCAGCATTGGCACGCGCCGGCATGCGCTAAATCATCGGCCACGTAGTCGCATACAAGCGACGGTGCTAGCCCTTTTTTGTGCGCCTTGAGTAAAGCGACGCGCTTTTTGCTGCATGTTTTGCAATGGTGGTGCCGCCCCGCGTGATAGGCGCCTTTAAAGCGACGGCCGCTATTACGATAGAATTCGTCTACCGATTTAGCTGCACCGCATTTCGTGCATTTTTTCTTAGAGGCTGGCAAGGTCCGACGCCTCAAGGTAAAGCAACACGAATTGCGCGCCAAGGCCCGTGTAATACGGCGGCGATCCGTTGAACGTGGGCGGCCCGCCCTGCGTCGCGGCTGTGTCCAAAAACATAAAATCGCCGACCACGCCCAAGTACTGCCGATCGAGTAGCAGCCGCGTGCGGTCGAGGCAACGGGCCGTGTTGATAATCGGCACGCCGCCCACAATCAAATCAAAAAATAGCCCGGCTGCGACCCCGTACTCATCGACTATCGGTTGCTTTTGGTATACGGCAATTTGGCAACTCTGCCCGTCGAGAACGATGCTTAGAGTTTGCGATGCTACGGCACTCAAGGGTATTTGCAGCATGGGGCTTAACCTGTCGGCACGGGCGGCGTAATGGCCGCCAGCGCTGATTTCTGTACGGCCGTCGTCGGCGTCTGCGGGTTGTTCAAACCCTGATTCGTGGCCGGCAACGCGCTAGGCTCACGCGCGGCGGGCGTAGCTCCTGACGTAGTGCTGTATTGCGCCACGCCCGAGGGAATCTCAGTGAAAAATAATTCAACGTCGATATAGTTTGCGCTACCGACGCCGCGGCGCGAGAGCTCGGCCCGGGTCGCGCTGACGTTGACGTAGGATTTCTCGGGCGTCCGGATCGTGTACAGATTGATATTCTTTTGGTCAATCACGGCGTCGACTTGCTGCAAGAATTTTATGCGCTCGGCCAACCCGTCGCCGTTCGCACTGCCCTTGCTCAGAATAACCGATGTTTCATTGGGTAGCCCGACGCGATTGTACGTGCTGAACTGCCCTTGCTGTATCGGGAAATTCGGAACGCGATTTTCTTTGCGCCAGTCGAAACCCTGCACACTGTCGGCGTTTATCACGAGGTTGTTGTTATCGTCGAATACGCCCCATACGGGCGCCGCCTGCGTGGCGTGCCATAGGACGTCAGGATTTGCCGCGAACCCGAGGGCGGGCGGCGCAGCGGCCTCGATAAGTAACGACCGGGCCAATTGCGGGACGCCAGGTAGCGACGCCACATTGGGGAACAACGGTATGGCCACGGTAATCGGAATCCCAAGCCCGGCGCCCCATCCCTGCGTAATCAGTGCAACACTCATGATTGACCCGTATCGGCCTGCGTGACCGAGAACTTACGTTGGATCGCTGCCGGCACTTGATCGGCCACGGCCCGCGCGTCGGCGTTTTGTGAGCTAACGTTCATAGTTCCAATTGATACCGTTGTCGAGGCGCCGGCCGCGGGCGTCGCGGTATTCTTGGCCGCCGGCCCGGATTCGTGCGTAGATATCGCACGTGCCAATTGCTTGATATCGGCCTCGGTCAATTCATTCTTGCCGAGCCGCTTGCGGACATCGGCGATATACGCCGGGATGTCGTTGTGCACGGTGTCGCCGCCCTCATACGCGTTTATGATGGCGTCGACCGTTTTAAGGCCGCGCTGCATCTTGATGCGTAGATCGTTCTCAAGGGCTGCGGCGCCCTCCTCGGGCGTGGCATAACGGCGTTCGTTGCCGTTTTTGTCGAGGATGTTTCCCGGGTTGTTGAACCGTGCCGCTTTGCTGCCCGGCGGGGGCACGTATCGCCCCGTGGTGTCAGCGGACGGGACCACGCCGGGCGTCGCCCCGGTACGCGCGGCCGAGGCCGCTGCGGCTGTCGTGGTGCTCTTGCCCGGGTCGAGTAGGTCAAGCCCTTTGCCGTATAGCTTGAACATGAAACTAAAATACTTGCCGAGGGCTGAGTCGTTCACGACCTTAGCCCAGTAGTTGATGCTATCGCCGAGAGCACCAAATATCCGGCCAATAACACGCATCGTTTCGGCTATCGTGTCGAGGCCGCCCGTCTGCTTGAACTCATCCATCAAATCCGACGCCGCGGCGAATGCGCCCTTAATCGCCGGCGTGACCGATGATAGAATTTTTTGGCCGGCGGCCTCAATCTGCGTGCCGACGTTGCGCCAATATTCCTGTAGCTCCTGCGCCTTGGCCGCGCTGTCGTCAGTCACGTTGTTGTTGCGCTCAGCGAGCCGCAATTGATCGTCGCGCAACGCCTTGGATTGCGTCAGGTAGTTTATTTCCCCCTGCGTGATGCCCGCCTGCTTGAGCGCGAAGTTCTGATACTGCCGGCCATAGACGGCCGTTTTGTCGGCAAGCTCCTCAAATATCTCGCCCTGATTTCGTAGCTGCCCGTTCGAATCCTTGAGATTGATGCCGTACTGTACGAGCGTGTTTATCAGCGGCGAGCGTTCACCCGTGACGAAAAACTTTTGCGCGTCATTGGTCAGTTCGGTGAATGCAGCCTGTACGTCGCTGGCGTCGCTACCGGCGAGCTTAGCCGCGTTGCCCCATTTGTTAAGCTCGTGGGCGCCCATGCCGATATTGGCGGCCGTGCGGCCGAGGGCAGCCTCGCCGCTGTTCAGGTTGCCGAGGAACTTGGTAAACCCTGACACCGACTCGAAACCGAGGAATAACCCCGCGATCGTGCGGCCGACTTCCGCAAGCGATTTCGTGATTGCATCGGCCGATTCTTTCGCTTTGCGCGCAGTTTCGCCCGTCTCTTTTTCGGCAGTCTCGCGGCCCTTTTTGAAATTGGACGCATCGAGGCCGAGGAGAACGACAAGGGAGTCAATTACGGTAGATGCCATTTATTCGGCCTGAGCTAACACGCGTCGGTTGTATCCGTCCACGCTGATAACCTCAGCCAAATTAAATAGGTCGCGCACGCCATATACCGACTGCAATTCATATAGCGTGGCTTTACCGGCAGATATTACCACGCCGACCATCGGGGGTAAATTCACGTAATCAATCAGGCCGCTCTTACGCGCCGCCGGCAGCGGCCCGTACTCGGGCGTTAGGCGGCCACGGTAAAACCAGTATGAAGTTTCACGAGGGCCAATTGCAGCGTCAGGAACGTCTTGATTTCCTCGACCACGCAATTAGGGCCCGGCCGGATCGGCTGTAGCGGATGTTTCGGGTCGTGTTGATATGCCGCCTGCGCAAGCATCTCGTCGAGGAGCGGCTTTAGGGCCGCGTGAGGGGCTTGCAGCAAGGCTGTGACGCCGAACCCTGCCAGTCCCGCCCATCCCGTCTGTAGGGCGCCATCCGGCAGCGTAACGCCCGAGGCCGCCAGCGCGAGGAGGGCCCGTAGCGCCCAATCCTGCCCCGTGTAGGCGTCCATTTCCGTGAGGACGAAAGTTTTGCCGTTGTCCCGCTCCCCGTGAGCATCGGAACGCACGCCCGGAATCGTCAGTTTTTCACTGCGCCGCATGTCAACTCCTCGGCGTGGTGGCGCCGTTGGCCGTTATAGGCCGGTTTTCTCAGACATTGGAAACCTGTACAAGCTCCCACGTAATTTCGTATTCCTGCGCCTCGAACAGTTTCTTGGCGTTCGGCATGGGAGAATACTCGGTCAGCGATCCATTCGACATGGCCCACGCTTTGCCAAGGGAGGGCGCCCAAATGGAACCCTCGGACGCCGGCAAGTCGTCGTTGACGGCCGCGATGGCGCCGTTCCACTGGTCGAAAATATCAATCGCAGGGCTGTCGGGCATCAAATGAACTTTCATGACCACAAGGTACGGTGTGCGGCCGGATGACTTGCGGCCGTCGACACCCTGCTTAGCCTCGGCCGGCTTGACGTTGCCCGTACCGAATGCGTCGTCGACAGCGTACCCCTGCATGATGACCGGCGCGTCAAATACGCCCGGGATGGTAAGGGTAAATTCGCTATTCGCCGACGTGATGAAACGCTGTGCCATGTGTCAATGCTCCGCTTATAGAACGTCGACCGAGGACATCGATATCTGCTGAACGCTGCCCCCGTCGGTGTAATAGAAATTGATCGTCGGCGAACCGCGCCCGCCGCGCACGATCGCGCCCGGATCGAGGATTTGCAGATACCACCCCGTGTTCTGAATCGTGGCCGTTGCGCTCGGGTCGCCGGTCGCGTTGTTCAATATCGCCGACTGCGCCGCAGACAGCGACACGCCCGCGACGATGCTGCCGAAATTCAACCCCTGCTTGATCGGCCCGAGGAGTGCCGAGCGAATCAGGTTGTACCCGCGGGTCACGTACGGCACGGCCGGCACGGATGCAAGCAATGTCATGATCGCAAGCTGAAACTGCGAGTTCAAGAAAATCTGATTGATGTACGTGTCGAACCAGCGGAACGCGCCCGAAATCTGCCCGGGCTGATTCTGCGTGAATTGTTGATCTGCGGTCGCGAACGACGCATAACAGTTGTATCCGTTGGCAAGCAGGTTGTTGAAAACCGTTTCGTTCGTGACTTGAGCCACAAGCCCGGCCTGTCCGCGGAACGCCGCCGTAGTGCGGCCATTCTGTTGATTGAAATTAATCGATGCCGCGATCGCCGTCTGGAATGCCGCGATCACGCCGGACCCGCTGATATCGTACACAGGCATAACGCCCGTATCGTTCGCGGCGTTGACGATGTTGCCGAACGACCCCGTGGCGTTCGGGCTCGTGGTCGGCGTCGCGTCCGAATCCTGACACACGTACAGATACCGCTGATTGGTCGTCTGGACCCACGCGGCAAATGCTTCCTTAACCGACAACGTTTGCTCGGTCACGGTCATAAACGTTGCCCAATTCTGCGTCGCCGCAACAACCTGATTCATGACGCCGGCCGGCGTATTCGCTGCCGCGCCCTGCGACAGTACGGCCCCCTCGGCGGCCGTCAAATCCAGCCCCGTAGACAACGCGCCAGTGGCCGGGAAACCAATCGAGGAGCCGACGCCGGTCGTTGCTGAGGAAATCACAAATGCCTCGCGTAGCGCGTCGTACGCAACAGTCGGGAGTACCGTGACAGTTGCCGTGCCTGAACTTACCGTGCCTGACGTGCCGACGTTGACGGTGCCCGTACCAGCGACCACGGTATACGTCCCGAACGACAGAATATTGCTGTTCGGTTCGACGCCCGTTCCGTTCAAGACGTCGCCGACGGCAAGCGATCCCGAAACAGTTGACGCGATCGTGACCACGCCCGCGGCCTGCGATGCCGTGCCGGAAAATACATTGCCGGTCGTCTGTAGGCCGGCCTGTAGCAACGTAGCGGCGTTCGTGAAACTGGTAGCGCCCGACAGATTGATTGCTGCCGACGTGGCAAGCACGCCGTCGACCGTCAACGCGAGAGTTCCGGAGAGTGCTTGCAACTGCGTGAGTGTCAGGGCGGCGAGACTGCCGCCGCGCAGATACGCGCCGATCGGGGCCGTATTGAACTGTGCAAAATACAGCGTGCTCGGAAGCGCCGTGCAATTGATGTACCCGGCAAAATAGACGTTGGCAAGAACGGTTTCCGGCGCGTTCGGCCCGAACCAATCCGACACGTCGACATCCGACGCGAACGCTTGCGCGGTGCCGTACGGTATCGAGGGGTCGGAAGTAACATAGACAGAGTTCAAGCTCAGCGGGTTGCCGCCGGCACCTAATACGCCAGGGATAACGTCGGCAAGTCGGGCGGCCGGAATTGATGCTGTCATGTCGTTTATGTCCTACCTATGGGGCCGCGGGAGCGAATCCCGCCGGCGTAACGTCAGTAATGCCCACGGGGCCAAGCACAGTCGCGTACTCTTGGGCCGTAGTCGTAATCGGATTGTACTGGATTTGGCATTGAATTATCCAGCGATCCTCATATTGGAGTTCGGCATTCGTCAGCGGCCCGCGCACCGGATCGTCAGCGTATAGCGGCTGGCACTTGGGCGCGAGGGCCAAACAGCCCACGTTGTCGCGTAGCAACGTCGACAGGATGTCCGACCAATCCGAGGATGCTGGCCCGTAGCAGTCAAGCTGTATCGTGACTTGCTGCCCTTGCTCGGATGTCACGGGGCCGGGCGCGGGGGCCGGGTCGGTCGTGGACTGGTAATTGTCGACGTTGGTCCGTAGCCGTTTCTTGAGCATGCCGGACATAGCCACGAACGGACCCAAGGGCATGGCCGTACGATTCGGGTAGCCCTGGATGACTTGCCCGGGGTTCAGCCCGAGCATGGATACTATGAACGCACCGAGCACCGTATAAACATCGGTCAGCGTATTTTCAACGGTTGCGACGGGGGCTGTCATGGCGTGTCCGTTTGGAGGCAGACGACAAGTTTCGTCCAGCCGCCATTCTCGACGTTCCACGCGCCCGAGACAGGGCCGACAACTTTCCAGTTTTGTACGGCCTGCCCTTGGAACGGGGCAAACTGCAATAGGTCGCCGCCTTGCTGCGTGACTCGCACAATTTGCTGAGTGTCGCCGTACATGAAAATCGTACGGAACGTGCCTTGCAAATTCAATTTCTCGACGTGCCGTAACTCCTCTCTTCCGAGGGGCTGTATCTGGATGCGCACGGCCACGCCCGCGGCATAGCTCGGCGTCTGCGAGAAATCGGCGTTGACGGTGTTGCCCGTACTCCGCAGGAACAACGCGGGCCGGTCGGCATTTACCGAATTGATCGCGCCGCGGACGATACTGTGCAGGTTCATTTCGCCTTAACCTCGTAGTCAGGGGCCCGCTGCATGTCGCCCGAGTCGACGAGGGGCTTATCGAAACCCTTGATTTTGATAGTGAGGGCCGCATTACCCGGGCTCGTCCATTGCGCAATTTCACTCTCAAGATCGTCCCGCATGGATTGCCCGAGGAGGCCGAGCGCTTTTTGCCCGTCATAATTCATGGCGACTACGGCCTTGCCGAGACGGTCGCCCCACGTTTTCGAATTCTTCTGAATCGTCGTCCGGAACGCCGGGCGCGCGGGCGCGCGGGTCGTGCCGTACTCATTCCAAAACGCGACTTGCGCAATCGACAGCGCGGGCTGAACCGTAGGCGTCGCGTTGCTGCCGACGGCCTTTAGGAATCGGGCGTTCGTACGCTCGGGGTACTTCGCGCCCTCTAAAAACCCCATGCGCAATACGCCCGCGTTCGTGATTTTGTGCTCGATAGATTTCAGCGCGAGGGCAAGTTTCTTGCCGCCCACGACGTGATTGCGGCTAGCCACGGAGAACCCACCGCGCGAATCGTTCTAACTCATCTTGTGTCGCGTCGTTTTTCATGGCGTTGGCCCGAAAGCTAATTACCTGCATGTTCCCGGAAACATACCCATTTTTAGAGTCTACCCTATCTACACTGGGGGCGTTATTGCGAAATCCATGCCGCGCGCCAATTCCCCTGATTAACGGGATTCCTAGTACGGGACAGACTGTCGGAGTATTCGCCCGAATCCATTGCGCGCATTCAGACACTGACGCAAAACCAAACGCTAGACCGGCTATTTTTGCGCGACTCTTGCACGCTGCCGCCTGTAAATATTCGTTCGTGCGGCTACGTTCGGCGTGCTCGCCATTACGACGTAACGCCGCATGTCGCGCTCCGTTCCCGTCGCCTTTATGGCCGCACTTTACGCATGCCGTGCTTTTGCCCGTCGTCAAATTGGACACCGGAATAAAATTTTCTATGCCGCAAGTGCATCGGCATTTCCAATACCCTGAGTCGGGGCTGCGTTCTATCGCCGTCCATTTACCGAAAACCCGGCCCGAAAGGTCCAAACGGCGCGCCATATCCAACCCCGTACGCATCCGGCGGTGCCGGTATCGCGATCATAGTACGGTACTTCGCTGTTAAAGTATAGTATTGTGCGCCGTATTTCGTCTGGATGAAATACGCCTGATTCGCGTTTGGCGGGGCTTGCCATTCGCTGGATACCGATACATCGCCCTCGGCCGCCTGATTGATCCGGCCCACGATGCCGAGGGGCGGCGACACATTCGGCACGCCAGGCACTATGAACGGCTCAGACGCGACCGTTTGCGATACGTTGAGGTTGTACGTCCCGATGCCGCCCGTGCCTGTACCGAGGCTGGCAATGGTCGTGCCAGGCACGATTGTACCCGCCGGACCGTCGTACAGCGCCGAGCCGACGACAAGCGTACCCTGCGTCGCCTGCGTGACGGTCAGTACCGTCCCGGCAATCGACCCCGCGCCTGTGAATGCCGGCGATCCCACGCCACCGTCATTGACGCCCTGGAAAATCGTCGCTATATGGGCCGTCAGTAGGTACAGCAAAAACATGCGTTGATTCGCGTCGCGCACGCGCGAACAGCACGTATTGTTTAATAGGAACGTCGCGCCCACGAAATCATTTGCGATGGACTGCGGCGTCGCGAAATTGATGCCCGTGAATTCCGGATACGACGCCAAGAATTCGGCCGCCGAATAGCTGACGACGCCGAACACGGGTTGGACAGTCGTACACGGATTCACGGGCATGGCTTAGCCTCGTTCCTTTTTGAAATCGGCCGTTTCGACGTCCTTGATCGGCTTGCCGTCAATCGCGGGCCGCTCTTCGCCGTCCTTGTTTTTGACGAGCTTGATCGGCGCGAGAATGGCCGGCGCCTGCGCGGCATCCATGGCTTTAACTTGCGCGTCGGCCGCATTGGCCGCTTCGAACAGAATTTCATTCTTGAGTAGCCATGACTTGGCGTGCTCAGACTTCCATTGATCCCATGCGGCTTTGCTCACGCCGTAGTTGAGAAACGGCCGATCGGAATTCACGCCGGCGGGCATTTGCAATCCGGTCGTATTGTGGTGGTGCCAGCCTTTAAGCACGATCCGCTCGTAATTGTCGAGACGCTTCACCATGGTGAAGTACTTCCCGTCCGGGGTTTTTTCGAGCGTCTGTAAGCCAACCTCAAGCGTAATGCCTGACGGTAGCTTGCAGCCAATAATCACGGTTTCGCCCGTGACGCGTTTCGGCGTCTCGATTTGTGTCGGCGTTATCGCCGGTTCTCGTTTCGCTTCTGCCATGGTCCAAACTCCTATCTAGGGTGTAAAAATCGCACTACTCGAAACAATCGCCAGGTTGCCCGGCGCAGCAATTGAGCATACCCGAAACGGCGTCAATTCGGTATTCGCGGCCGGCCCCGATATGGCTTGCCCGTCCACGAGTGACGCGTACACGTGGTCGCCGTACAACGCGCCGGCCGCGAATCTCATCCAAAAATTACCGCGGGCATGCAGCGTGACCACGAGGCCCGGGCGCACACGGAGGCCGCCACACGGCGCGACGGTCGGGTCAAGAAACTGCCACGACCACGAGGCGCGCGGCCCGGCGAGGCCCCGAGGGCCGCCCACAACGCCGCCATTGGCCGCATTCATGTTGCGGAACGGGACGACCACGCCGGCCACGTCATCGGACGCGACGCGAGTATTGTTCACGAGACCCGTGGCCGAGTTCAGCCAACCGAAACGGCCTTGGATCGTCCCGGGGGTATTTGACCGCGGGGCGCCCGGGCCGCCCGTGACCGACGCGAACGGCGCCCGCAGTTCGAGATTCTGTAGGAGGGGGGCGGATGCGAACGCCCCTTCATACGCGCCAAATAGTTGCGGCAATGGTCGGCTTATGCCACAATTAGACATGGCACTCACCAAACGTCAGCAACACGCGGGGCCGTTGCGCGAGGCGGCGCGCGCCGCCGGTCGCCGGCACTATGAAACCGGTTGGCCTTGCAAAAACGGACATATAGCGCCGCGATTGGTAAGTACTACGAACTGTACGGTATGCCTCGCGGTAGACGGCAAGACACGCAAGAGCCGACCGGGCTATCACTCGGAACGGTACGCCGCGGCGCGCGAACGTATCTGTGAAAATAAACGAAAACGATATGCCGCCGACCCGACCCGAGAAATTCAAACCGTACGAGATTGGCAGCGGCGCAACCCGGCGGCCGTCAGAGAGTGCAATGCCCGCCGCCGCGCAATTGAGCGAAAAGCTACGCCGAAATGGTACGTTTACGCAGACTGCCTGAAGATACACGAGGAGGCGTTGCAATTGCGCCGTGAGGGCCTTGACGTTCACGTAGATCACATTGTGCCCCTTAAGAATCCGCTCGTGTGCGGACTTCACTGGGCGGGAAATCTTCAAATCGAAACGGCCACCGACAATTTACGCAAAGGTAATCGTCGGTGGCCGGATATGCCGTAGGCTTACGCCCCCACCATTGCACTCACAAAAACGGGCCGATAGACGATAGTTCCCCATGAGCCTTGGCTCTTTTTCTGCTCCCACGAGCTCGTCTTGGTCACGATCGCGTGGGCGCGCATCTTTTCAGTAAACCCGGCCTCGACGGTCCGCTGACCCTCGACGTTGTCCGCGATCAACTGTACGAACTCCGTTCCGCCCGCGCCGCCGCCGCCGTTGATGGCGAATTCAGGCACAGTCACAATCTTGATGTTGGGGAAATTCGTCTTGATGAGCGTGTACACGTTCACGTTGTACAGGTTCGTGTTGTTGAAATTCATCACGTTGCCGGGCGATATGCCGAGCGTGTACGGGGTTTCGGCATCAATCAAGCCGTTGCCCTGCGCGACGATTTGCTGGACTAGGCGCAGCACGTCGGCGTAGATGAAATCGCCGGCCGCGCCAAACCATGTCCCGGTCACGGCGATCGGGTTCGGAAGCGACGGGTCGTTCGTTCCGCCGTAGTTCTGCAATCCGGCCACACCGTACAGGTACGTCAAATTCTGGAATTTTTTCAGTGCCAGGGCCGACGCCATGTTGACTTGGTTGGCCTTGTCAATCTTGGCCGCTGCCGCCCGCGCGAGTTCGCGCTCACCCCAACGAGTGTTCGTTTGGTAGTGGTACGACTGCCGCTGAGGGAAATTCTCATTGCTGTTCGACATTCCGTCCTGCGAAAAATCGCCGTAGCTGGCGACTTCGCCGGTACGCTCGGCCATCAAGAACATGGCGGTATCGTCGACCCAAGTACCCTTTTTGGTTTCGCCGTACAGTTCGGCGGCCTTGGTCGGGCTCACGAGCACTTCGATAATCGCCGGGTCCACGTAGGTCGTGAACAGCGACGGGATGCCCGCATTCGCCGCAGTGATAAGCGTCGGCTGTGCGTCGAACCCGATTGAGCGGTTCATGAGTTCCATGCCGCGCGCTTCCTGCATAAGCCCCGACATGAAATGAATTCCATAACGGCGGCCAAGGTCGGCGTGGTCGATTGCAATGCGGGTCATGTTTGCTGTTTCCTGTACTTCAGTTCAAATCAAAAATTAGGTTACGTTCGCGCTGATCTTGGCAACGCCCGCGCCCGCCAGGGTGATCGGTCCGACCGTGAAACCGCTCGAAATGTTCGACGGCCCCGTGATCGTTTCAGACGCAGTGTGGAACGGAACGCCGCCCGGGATGAGCAACCCGTATGTGCCCACGCCGCCGGTTCCCGTGCCGAAACTGGCAATCTGCGTGCCGGCCGTCACGCCGCTTCCGGAAATGACATCGCCGATCGATAGGCCGCCATTGGCGACCGCTGTCACGTTCAACGTGGAACTTGCGGTCGTGGCCGCCTGCGTCACAATGGTGCCCGGCGAAGTGCTGAGCGAATATGTGCTGCCGACTGCGCCCGGAGTACCGGACAACAGCGCGGTAACGGTCGTGCCGCTCGCAACGGTCGCGGATGTCACGACGTCGCCGACTTCGATGATGCTGCCGGCAGTCTGAGTAACCACGGTCATGACATTGGTTGCGAACGACGCGGTACCCGCGAAGCCCACTGAACCCGTGAACGAATTCGTGGATTGCATCTGCGGGGCGCCCGTATCTTCGTCGGCGTACACCGTCGCCAAGGCGGTTGCACCGTCGGCAAAGTACGCCCAGAAATCGCCGCCGTCGAACAGCGTGACCATGAAACCCTCGGGGACAACCAACGTGGATTCGCCCAAGAATTCGGTAATCAGCGCTTGCTCATTGCGGCCCAGAAATCCAATCTGCCAACCGGCCTGATAGGACTGCGACACTTGACCGGCAGGGCCGACCCAAGCGAAGTTCCCCACGACCAAGCCGCCGGCCGGCGCGACGAGCGCACCCGGGCCCGCGAGTACAGACGAAAACGGGTTGGTGCTTGCGAAATCGCCAGCGACGCCGGGCGCCTGAGTGTTGTTGATCGTCTTTTGAAAGGGCATGTTTGCTGTTCCTGTCTATTGATCCGAGAAAATTTGAGCCTTACGAAAGGCGGTTGTAACCCTTGATCGCGCCGGCCATTCCGGTAACGCGGGCGGCGTCGCTCGCCATGGTCGGCGTCTGCGCCTCGACGGTGCGGACGGCCAGCTTGAGCATGGCGGGGAACGCTGCGGCAGGGACGCCGGCAGTATCCACACCGAGTTTCGCCAGGGCTGCGCCGTAGTAAGCCGCGGCCGAGTCGTACGCGACCACGCCCAAAATCGGCTCAACTTCGCGCGCTGCCACGTGCTTGGCATCGTTCGCGGCAATCAGGGCCGCAACGCCAGCGGCGTCCATTCCCTTTTTGTCCTTCGCGGGCTCAGCGCCGCCGGCACCTGAATTTCCGTTCGCGGATTTCTTGGGCTGGATGTCGTCCATGCCATCGACGTAATCCTCGTCCTCGGCCTTATCGTCGTCCTTCGAATCCTTCGCCTTGTCGTCCTTCTCGGGGAATTCGTCGTTGGTGCTCTCGGGATCGTCCTTCGCGTCTTTGGCCTTGTCCTTCGCCTTGTTCTCGATTTCGACCGGGCCCAAACCGCCCTCGTCCTTACCCTTTTTGTCGGCTGCGATACACGCGGCCATGATTTGCGCTTCCGTCGGCTTTGCGTCGGTGGCGAGGAGGGCGGCAACGGCCGCGGCAACTTTGGACAATTTCATGGGTTTCGTGTTCCGTGGGAAGTGTGACAGAAATCTCAGTAGCGACGATATTACGACAACGGGCGAACGATATGCAAGGCAGCATCGGCGACCATGACATCCGGCCCGGCCCTGCCGGCCTCGACGAGTGCAATGTGGTTGGCTACGATTTGTGTCATGCGCCCGTCGTATTTATCGCCCTCGGGCGACGTGCCTGGGGTCAAGTCACACACGTAACGATAGCCGCACGACAGTTCGCGTTGCTTGCCCGACTCGATCGCTTCGATGCCCTCGCGCGTCCATATCGTAAGGTCCGCGTCGAGGTAGGGATGCGTGAATCGCGCATTGCTGATAGTGCCGACGGTCAGGAATTGCTGCGGGCTGTCGGCACTGACGGCCACGTGCTGCATGAGCAACGGGACGCGGTTGTAAGTTTCTTTCGCCGCTGTAATTTCCGCGGCGTCTCGATACAGGTTATAAATTTTCGACGGGTCGAGGCCGAGTGCTTCGCTGTTCGGGATTTCGGCGCCGAGGTAGGGGCAGACATTGGCCTTCGTGATATGACAGCCCGTGACCACGAGATGCCCGTCGATAGTTTCCATGCGCCGATCGAACGCTAGGCGTCGCGCGCTGTCCATGGCCGCGCAGTCGTTTTCTACGTCCTCGTCGTACTCCACGTCGCAATCCCGCGCGCGGCTGCCCGACACGGCACTGTCGACCATGCGTTGCGCGCGCTCCATGCTCGGCGCCTTGCCGATATACCGGCCGCTCGAATCGAACACATTGAACGATGCGCCGTCGCGCCGGATGACGTGCGACTTGTACCGGGTTTCTTCGTCGGCGGCGTCGCCGCGCTGTTTCGAATAGGCTATCGCCACGGCCTGTTTAGTCGGCTTGCCGGCATTTTTTTCAGCAGCTACGTTATGCGAAAACGCGGCCTTGGATTTTCCAGATTCTAAGGGCATGCCTGGCAGTGTAGCCGACCGTGCCCCGCTATGTCACGCGGGCAGTCCCGAACAGATACCAATGCGCGGCGGGGTATTTCTCGCATGCCGCACGGCGACACTCGTCTACGCGCGCCAGTGCTTCGTCATGAGTTTGGAACGGTCCTGCGAGCGCGGCCCGCCGGTCGGTTTCTTCGTCGATACAGGTAACGTAAAATCCAGGGGTCATTACATCCGACCGACTTTTACCTGCGCCTTGCCGCCGATAATCTGCGGGGTAACCTTCGTTTGGCTTGCGCCGCTCTTGCGGTCGGCGATTTCCTGAATCATAACGGCGTTGCCTTTACCCTCGGCAACGAAACGCTCCAAATCGGCGAGCGTGTAAGAGGGGTATTTACGTGCGTCCATGGCTGAATCTTCGCTGATTTCCACGTCGGGGTCCGCGACTTGCATCACAATTCTAGCAGCGGAATCATACGCTGCTTCCCATCGCCGCCGGTCTAAATCTTCGCTATATGGCGCGACGCGAGGCCGGCCCTCTTGTTTGGCGTTGCGCCCCGCTATACATCGGGGGTCCATATGATCGTAGGCGATTTTCATTTTCGCAGCATACCTTAAACGGCTGTCGGCTATCTAGCGCGCCCCGCCGCGGCACGTAACAGCGGGGTCTCGCGCGCGGGCGCCTGCGTATCAAATGCCGGTATGATCGCTTTCGAAGTGCACCTGCAATTGATGAGCTCACCCGGCAAAATATACTTGCCCTCGGCGCTGTCGTACATCCCTTCCGACAGCCGGTAACGCTTCCCCGACATCGCAACGTGGGTTGCGCGCGGTACCTTGCCGCCGGCTGAGTGCTGCCAATACGCCTCGGTTATGCCGAGTTCCTCTCGACGCGTTTTTTCAATGATGGCCTTGGCTTTATTTGTCTGATCCCTCGAAATCAGTGCCGCACGGTCGCGGGTCACGCCGTAGGTTTTGCGCAAATCGACCGACAGCGTATGCATGTCGGCGCCCTTCATGACCGATCCCCAAACCTTGGATTCGACGGCTTTTAGGTACTCGGCCGGAATCGACTTGATGAGGTTGACTTGCTCGGCGACCACGGCTTGATACGCGGCGCGGCTCGCCGGCGTCGGCGAGAATTTAACCGTGAACCCGGCCTCACGTAAGGCAGCTTTCATTTGCGTCTGCGTGATATTGAACGACTTACGGGCGAACGCCTGCCCTAGGTCGAGAGAGAGTTTGTCGAACCTGGATACCCATAGGCCGCCCCATTTGCGGAGCGCGGCGCGTAGCAGTATCGAGGGGTTGGCGGCGTCTTGCGTAAGGGGGTCAATCCACGGATGCGTTCGCG